TATTGTTCTAGATTAGAATGTAACTGGAATAGTTTAAAATTTTTACTTTATTGTTCTAGAAACTTTTTCAAAAATATTATTCTAGATTAGAATGTAACTAGAACACCTTAAAATTTTTACTTTATTGTTCTAGAAACTTTTTCAAAAATATTATTCTAGATTAGAATGTAACTAGAACACCTTAAAATTTTTACTTTATTGCTCTAGAAACTTTTTCAAAAATATTGTTCTAGATTAGAATGTAACTGGAATAGTTTAAAATTTTTACTTTATTGTTCTAGAAACTTTTTCAAAAATATTATTCTAGATTAGAATGTAACTAGAACACCTTAAAATTTTTACTTTATTGCTCTAGAAACTTTTTCAAAAATATTGTTCTAGATTAGAATGTAACTAGAACACCTTAAAATTTTTACTTTACTGCTCTAGAAATATCATCCATAGACAATTTCAATTTACCCAAGGTAATAATAGAGTGACTTCTTAATGTTTTTTTCAAGCGTAATACCCGGTATGGACTCAGTACCCCGCAAGGACCGGACATAAACTGTCAAAAGCTGTCGGATATTTTCGTAATCATGACTAATGACTAATGAAATTTAATGAATTTGGTATTTTCGTAAATATTACGACATGTTTCCGAAAGCTCTTGAATGTGTTATGTACACATACCTGGAATATTCTAAAAGTTTTAGTTTAGTTTGTGTATTGTGTTTTATGCAAAAAAAAGGAATATTAAATAACACATAAAGATGTAGAAAGGTAAACTAAAATAGTTATATACAATAAGAATAGTTAATCCAGTTAAGAGTATCCATAAATAGTAATTACTTTCAATCGTTTTATTGGGATCACTTTTTTTAAAATTATTAGCCATAATGGCAAATAAAAAAATGCCTACCGGGATTAAAATTAAAATATAATGAGACATTACTTTTTCTTACTCTATGTTAAGAAGAAAATGATAGGGGACTTAATTAACAATTCCTTTAAATATTTTATAGACATTTTTATCGACTTTTACACAAGTAATGTCTTAAAATGGTTTATTTATATACTAGTTTTAATTCTAAATTTTATAGCCTACTATCAAAATCCAGTATTGAGAACAGATGTTCCAAAATGTAGTGGCATATCATGTAGATGGTTTTCATTCATAACCGGCATTGGAGCAATGTGCATTTATTTATTTGGATTAGTAGGTTTATGGTATGTTGCTCCTTTTTCTACAAATATGCCAGATTATTGGTATGTTCCAGTTATAATATTAACATACGCCATAATTATTCAAATGACACTTTCAGTTAAAATGTATACCAACACAGGTAATGATAATGATAATTTAAATCCCCCACCAAGCGATTTATTACCTATAAAAGATCGTATAAGATTATATGTATTAATATTGATTTTAGATACAATATTTTTTCATCAGATGTATTTAGATGGCGGACAAGCTTTATTGAAAAAACATAGTGTATGGGATAAATATATCATTAGTCGTTTCGGTAGTATAACTAATTTTTATTCATTCGCTCTAGGATGGTTTGGATTAGTTGGGTTGGGATTAGATCTATTATCAATAAAATTTATAGCAGATTTTAATGCATGCGATTATGATTTGCCTAAAAGTTGGAATTATTAGGATTAAAATAAATATAAGATTTTATGATACATTAAAAAGTGTATGATAATGTGTAATGAAATTGGACTGTATTATGAAATTGGATTGAAAATATTGATTAACTATGCTATAATAGTTTATATAATTACAAAAGGGGATAAATTTCTTAAACCTAGAGCACATAATAATCCTTCATGGGATATTTTGCATAATATTACGCCTGAAAGATGGGGCGATTATTATTTAATACCAGATTTATTTTTAATAACAAATACATTATTATTTATTCCTGAGTTATATAATTTTGATAAATATATGTTGAATAGTGCTGCCAATGTATTTATATCACTACATTGGATTAGAGTGATAGCAATATTTTTAACAGCTATGCCATCTCCAGCTAAAAATGACAGAGCATATGGATTTTCTACAAGCGCACATGATTTAATTTTGAGTGGTCATAATATTCAAAGTTTATTGACTACTCTCATTATAACTCAAGTAACTCAATCTAGTTTAATTTTATATACTAGTTGGTTATGTGCTATAGGAAATATTTTTAGTGCCATTTTAAATAGACACCACTACACTATAGATGTTTATTTGACAATTATTGTTGTGTATTTAACACATCAACAATATTTAGTACCAATAGACTAGTCTAAAAATTGATTATAATTTTTTATATTTAACGAAATAAAAAAGATGGAACCATCAAATTTGCATCTGAAAAATGAAACTGAAGATCCCATGAATGGTTGGACTGATCGTAAAATTACTCAACTTAAAAAGAAAATGGATCAATTAAAAATTTTAAGATATCTTCATAAAAAAGTATCTGGTCATTATTCAAAATTAAATAATATATTATCATTACCAAACATTACCATTGAAGCCATAATTAGTGCCTCATTATTCGTATCTTTATCCGAAAAAGTAAGCGAAAATGCACGTTTTTGGATTAATATGGTATTAGGTATATTAGCATTGATTGGTACTATTTTAGGTATATGGGTTAAATATTTTAAAGCTAATGATAAAATGCATGAACATTCAGCGGCAAGTAAAGCTTATTCAGATATTTATGATGAGATTGATTATCAACTATCTATGGAAATAAATGAAAGAATAAATGGTAAAGAATTTTTAACATATATTAAAAAAATGATTAATCAGCAAAATCAAAATCAATTGGATATTGATCAAAAGTATTGGGATGAATATTTTGAATCAGTCAGCAAAGGAGAATTAATTAACCTAAATTACACTCTAATAAACCAAGACAATCAACCCTCTATTATAGAGATAGAACCAACTACACTAACAGACGATCACCAACACACCATAGAACTCGTCGAACTATTACCACCTAATCATAATAACACTAATAGTAACACCATTAGTAACACCAATACTAACACCAATACTAACACCAATACTAACACCAATACTAACACCAATACTAACACCAATACTAACACCAATACTAACACCAATACTAACACCAATACTAACACCAATACTAACACCAATAGTAACACTAATACTAACACCAACAGTAACACCAATAGTAAAACTAATGCATCTTTGCCTTCTCCATTACTTTTAACACCACGTCATCAAATGTCGAACCAGGTAGTGACACCGGTGGTAACAAACAATGTAAAAGAGGATGATATTGATCTGGGGTATGATGTTGTAAAAATGCACTTAAATAAAATGTCTGCCGCAAATTTAAAAAAAAATATACAATTTCAGATGGCACGAAAAATCTAAAAAATTAATGCAAATATTTAGTAATAACTAACTCTAATAATAACCGTAATTTATCAATTTTAATAGGTTTTTCTAAAAATCCATCCATTCCAGATGCAAAACAATTATTAATAGTTTGATCTGTTACAGTAGCCGTCAAAGCTACAAAATATGTAGTTTTCTTCAAACCATTTTTTATAATTGTTTTTACAGCCTCAATACCATCCATTCTAGGCATTCTCAAATCAATAAAAGCAATATTATATGTATTACCTTTTTTTAATTCTTCAACAAATTCAACACCATCATATACTTGTTTAATATTAGTAAATCCAAATTCATTTAAAATTTTTTCAAGAACTTTCTGATTAGAAAAATTATCCTCAACACTTAATATATTAATTTTATTCAAATCAGATTTCAAATAATTTTTTAATGACTTAAAATTATGATTAATACTATTAAATTTATTTGATATTGTATCATAAATATTATCAATGTTTTCCAATGAAATTTTATATTGATTTAATGCTAGATTAAATATACTATTATCATATTCAATTGAAGGATTTATAAATAAAAGTAAATTATTTTTCAAAATTTCATTAAAATTTATTATAAATTCATAAAACTTGCGACGATGTTGTGCTGTGGTCCCAGTGTCAATAATTAAATCTTCCACCTTTGTCGAAAAAATATTATGAATATTATCAATTGCATCAATAATAATAATAACCCCTTTTATTTTAGTATTTTTATTATTGATAAAAACATCAGCCTCATTAATATTTGACACTGGTAATGGTATTATACCTATTTTCATTAATATTTGAACTATTTTTAAGCGATGACTAATATTATCACATATAATTAATACTTGATCATCAATGGATTTATCTGTAACTATTACATTATTTTTTTGATGTGAATGAATTTCACAGGGAAGAGTCAAAACAACTTTAACTTTTGTTCCATGACCTTCCATACTTTTAATTTCAAGTTCTCCACCCATACGATCTACTAAAAATTTAGTAATTGGTAATCCTAAACCAGTTATAATATTATCATTAAATTGAAGATGTTCCTGATGTGATAAATTATTTTTAATTGTTTCGAGTTTTTTAGAGGAAATTCCACATCCATTATCAACTATTAATAACTCAAATTTAACACTATTCTCTTCCGGATATGTTATCTCTAATACTTTAACATAAATACTAATTTTACCACCATTCGTAAATTTAACCGCATTTGAAACTAAATTGACTATTATTTGTAATATTCTTTGTCTATCATGTACAATTTTATCAGGCATTCTATTGTCATATACAATTTCTAATTTTATTTTACGATCCTTAATCTCCAACTGAAATAATTCTGTTGCTTCACCCAAAATTTCTCTAAAATTAAATGTTTTACTATCAAATATAATACTACCATTCAACATTTTACTAAAATCCAATAAATCATTAATAAATGATAATAATTGCAAACTACATTTATTTATAATATTAACCATTTCCAACTGATCCGATGTTAATGATGTATCCATTAAAAATTGTCCCATCCCAACTATACCATTTAATGGTGTTCTCACTTCATGACTCATATTTGATAAAAAAATATTCTTTTGCTGAATTAAATCTAGTTTTTTATGATAGTTTATAATAATATTTGTAATAAGAGGTACAAATGGTTTTACAAATTCAACATAATTATCATCATAATCTTTATTATAATTAGCTAATCCTACTATTCCAATGACTTTATCCTTAAAAATTAATGGTAATCCTAAGAAATTTTTAATATGAGGATGTCCCTTGGGTAATTTAGATTTTCCACCTCTTCTAGGATCATTTATAACGTCATTAGAATAAATTATTTTTGATTCTTTATAAACTAACCCAAATAAAGAATCAAAATCATACAAATCTAGATTATCATTTTTAATAAAATTATTATTGTAATAGGATGCATATGTTGATTTAAATTTATCTCCTACTATCGCTCTATATCTTAAGAATGGAACTCCATTTTTATCTTTTAATATTTCACCTATAAAACCATATTCATTATTTGTAAGTTTAGTCAAAGATTCACAAATGAAAATCATCATTGATTTTAAATCATCATTGACAGTCATCTCACTCAAGCATTCTGTAACAACTTTTAATACATTTTTTGAATATTTTTCTATTTCCATTCTTACTAAACTAACTTTACTAACTCTTATTAAATAAATAGAAATAAAATATTTTTTATTGCATACTTGATAAAAATATAGATGCTAATGTCGCTATTACTGCATACACAATATAATATGTTGGAGATCCACCATTAAATTTAATAGCTTGATTTATATAATATCTAATTGTTTCATTCCAGGCACTTGCAACTAGAAATGCTAACATAATCGAAAAATTAGGACCCGTAAAATAAGTTCCAATTGTTCCTTGAAGAGTTTTACCTGTTTGATTGTTATTATTATTATTATTATTTTTAGTTGCCACTTGTTGAACTGGAACCATTTTATTTTGAACTGGAACATTCACAACCTGTTGTTTAACCATTTGTTGAACTGGAACTTGTACTTGAACTTGTTGCACAGTTTCCGGTTGAACAGACGGTTGTTGATATATATACGGATTCGCTGTACTAGTCATTTGCATAACGGTAGATTCCGGTTGAATTGCTAATTGACCACCTGCACCATATCCATTATTCATTCCATATCCACCTCCACCTGATAATTGTCCCATTGGATTCATATTTTGCATTCCGAAATCAACTGTCGAACAGTCGTTGCATCCATTTGAAATATAACTCATTAAAATATTTTAAAGATACTTTATTAATAATTATAAAGAAAAAAAGATTAATAGAAAGCTCAAAAGTGAAAAAAGAATTCTGAATAGAATATAAAGTAAAAGTAAATGTTAGACAGACTTAAAATTTCAGTTGTAGGTTTCACTGGAGTTGGTAAAACTTCCATCCTCCAAAGATTCATTTATGATAGTTCTTTTGTATCCACACCCACCTTGGGAGTAGATTATTTTACTTATGATTATAAATATAATGGTCAATATACATCATTACATAATGGACTTATTAAATTTTCTATATGGGATTTAGCTGGTAGAGAAGAATTTAGAAAAATTACTAGACCATATTTATCATCATCACAAGGATTAATTCTAGTGTTTGACCTTAATAATCCTGAATCTTTTACAAAATTAGATGAATGGCTCACTGATGCCAAGATTTATTTTTCTTTCAAAAATGAAAAAAATAATAACTTAACTGGAATGCTTTTAGGTAACAAAAAGGATTTAAATCCACTAGTGTCTTCAGATAAAGCTCAAGAATGGGCTCAAAAAAATGGTTTTAAATATTTTGAAGTTTCTACAAAAACAAACACCTCTACCGTTAGAACTGCTATTAATGATTTTTTTCATACAATGGTTGATGTATATCATGATCAAATAAAAAGAGAACCAGCAATTAATTTGGTTAATAGTGATACAAATAGTAATAATAATAATTTTAAATATAAAGATTGTATAATACTTTAATTATAAAATTGAATAAATACTAGATTAACATCTATTAACACCTATCAAAATTTATTAATGAACTTTTTATCGACAGATCCAGATTATTTGACTAACCAATTGATCAACAAACATGTAATGATCGTTGGTACCAAAACTTTTCAATTAGTTGAACTAGAATATTATCATAAATCTAACACACATCCAGATGGATTTGTCCATGGAGACCAAGAACAACTTCAAACAGGCACCTGGTATTATCATCGCATGAAAGGATCATACAAAGAAGGGACATTTAAAGGTATGGATATAACATTTGGACCATCTGACCAATACGGTGGATTATTAGTGAGAGCAATTAAGGATTTAGGAACAAATAAAATAATAGAAGGACCGTGTCTTGTTGTTAATGCTATATTGGAAGAACACAAACTTAATAATGTAAAAGAATTGGCAAATTTAAGTGATAAAGATACTAGAGATGTTCTTAAAAATAAATATCACTACATTAAACCTCTTGATGCAAACCAATATAATAATGTAATAATTTGCAAAAGTCCTAGAGTTGGATTAAAATTTAACTCCAAAATGACTAACACAGAATTCCTAAATAAATTAGAATATATTCTAAAAAATTACAGATTTCACGCTTCAAATTGTCCCATAAAAAAACAAGCATTTACAATAAATATCAAAGACAAAGCAGCAGATACAACTATAAGTTCATCTCTAGATGAATTTGAAAAAATGCTTATAACAACATCACACGATAAATCTATAACCTGGAATTCAACATTTTATTACAATCTTTACCAATTTTGTAAAATGAAAAACATAACATTCTAACTTTTACTTTTATACATATTTGATTATTAATAATAATGTCAAGAATTTTCGGATGTATTCGTAATTATCACAAATGTTATTAGATAATTCTAGTTTTTCATGATTATTTTTGTAAAATTTACGATATGCTTCCGAAAGCTCTTGAATGTTTTACTTTTATACATTAGATATACATTAGAAAGTTTTTAAAAAATATTATTCTATATCCATCACAACTGGAACATTCTAAAATTTTTACTTTTGTGCTCTGGAAAGTTTTTAAAAAGTATTATTCCAGATTGATTACAACTAGAACATTCTAAATTTTTTACTTTTGTGCTCTAGAAAGTTTTTAAAAAGTATTATTCCAGTTACTATTACAACTAGAACAATCTAAATTTTTTACTTTTGTGCTCTAGAAAGTTGTTAAAAAGTATTATTCCAGTTACTATTACAACTAGAACATTTTAAATTTTTTACTTTTGTGCTCTGGAAAGTTTTTAAAAAGTATTATTCCAGATTGATTACAACTAGAACAATCTAAATTTTTTACTTTTGTGCTCTAGAAAGTTGTTAAAAAGTATTATTCCAGTTACTATTACAACTAGAACATTCTAAATTTTTTACTTTTGTGCTCTGGAAAGTTTTTAAAAAGTATTATTCCAGATTGATTACAACTAGAACATTCTAAATTTTTTACTTTTGTGCTCTAGAAAGTTGTTAAAAAGTATTATTCCAGATTGATTACAACTAGAACATTCTAAATTTTTTACTTTTGTGCTCTGGAAAGTTTTCAAAAAATATTATTCTAGATTGATTACAACTAGAACAATCTAAATTTTTTACTTTTGTGCTCTAGAAAGTTGTTAAAAAGTATTATTCCAGATTGATTACAACTAGAACATTCTAAATTTTTTACTTTTGTGCTCTAGAAAATTTTCAAAAAACATTATTCTAGATCCATTACAACTAGAACAATCAAAAATTTTTACTTTTATACACTGGAAAGTTTTCAAAAAATATTATTCTAGATTGATTACAACTAGAACAATCTAAATTTTTTACTTTTGTGCTCTAGAAAGTTGTTAAAAAGTATTATTCCAGTTACTATTACAACTAGAACATTCTAAATTTTTTACTTTTGTGCTCTGGAAAGTTTTTAAAAAGTATTATTCCAGATTGATTACAACTAGAACATTCTAAATTTTTTACTTTTGTGCTCTGGAAAGTTTTTAAAAAGTATTATTCCAGATTGATTACAACTAGAACATTCTAAATTTTTTACTTTTGTGCTCTAGAAAATTTTCAAAAAACATTATTCTAGATCCATTACAACTAGAACAATCAAAAATTTTTACTTTTATACACTGGAAAGTTTTCAAAAAATATTATTCTAGATTGATTACAACTAGAACAATCTAAATTTTTTACTTTTATACACTGGAAAGTTTTCAAAAAATATTATTCTAGATTGATTACAACTAGAACAATCTAAATTTTTTACTTTTGTGCTCTAGAAAGTTGTTAAAAAGTATTATTATAAATCATTTCGACTTGTTTTCCCTGTAAAGGTTTGAAATACTGAGTCAATATTTTTAATTAATCCTTTTTGTTCCATACCACATGAAATATTTTCTTTACCAATTGCCATATTTTTAAGGATATCTCTATAATTAATAATTTTAACACCTTTATTTATTAAATTAGAAGCCCAACGATTTTCTAATTCTTCTTCATTATCTAGATCATCTTCATCAGAATATTCTGACATATCTTCTTCATCATTAAAAAAGTGTTTATTATTGACACCGGTGTCATTATTTGGAATATTATAAGACATTGTTGCATCATATATTACATTGACATTGGTGTATAGATCACTTTCAACAGCATCAACAGCGGTAGATTCTATCATCATATCTCTAAATAATCCAACAATATAAATATCTTTAATGTCATTTTTCCCCAAATGTTCATGTAATCCAGTTGATTGATTTAAAGTAGTCATAAAAGCTGATTTGGGATCACTATTCACATCTCCACCCAACCAAAGTATCATTCCGCGACCAGATAACTGAGGTGGATTAATATAGACGGATTTGTCAATGTTTTGATTTGGTCTATAAAGAGGCATTAGAGAAAGTCTAGGATGAAAATCTATACCACGATAACATTTATTATTTTCAATTATAACATCAGAACCATCAATTAAAGCATGATCTGGATATAATTTACGATCATCTTTAAATTGTAACATACCAGCATTCTCAAAATTTGAATTAATGTATGACCAGTAATGATTATCTAGAGCATCATCCGTAATTTCGCGTTTAGCTGAAATATAATCAATATTTTTATCAGTCATTAACTGGTTAATTTTGGCCTTTTTTTCTCTCAAATAGTGATGACTTGCAAAAGAATAATGATCTGGAGGATATGCCGTTTGAGTATACACAATTGAATCAAAAAAATATTTTTTACGAGAACCAGTGGGATAACTACCTATAAAATGTTCCATTTCACTAGAAACATCTTTAGTTTTAACTAATTCACCCGCAATTACTGCTGATCCAGTCAATCCAGCTTTAAAATAATCCGAATCAGCCTCATATAAATTTATTAGACTATTAATCCTATTGATTAATTCCTTTTCATTCTTAATATCTGTTTTAGGTTCTTTGTTTGGTATTTGGGCAAAAGATCCACCCTTGAAAAAACAATTTTGCAAATTAACTATAATCAAGACCCTTTTTCTAATATTATTACCATGTTCTAATTCACTAATCCGATGTGTAGGTGCACTCAATCCAGATCCATTATTATAATTTTTATTATCTATAGGAATACCATCACCATCAAAGGTCTCTCTATCAAAGTTGTTATCCATTATTTGCTTTTACTTTTAGCAAAGAGAAAAAATTATCAAATTACTTCGATATCATCTTTATCATACGGTTGAGGTCCAATCCATTGTATTTGACTAATCTTATTATGTGGATTTCTATACCATTCATTATTTATTCTCTTTTCTAATAATAACATTAACTGATGTATTACATTTGTGACTTTTTTTATGATTTTTCTGATTTTTTCATCTTTACCTGGACTGGATCCAACTATTAATCCAGTTAGTTGATTTAATAATTTTTTTCTATGATCTTTCAAAGTATCGTAATGATGGTGTAAATAAACCTTATTATTATTCTCATCTAAAACTAATTTAATCAATTTTACAAAACTATTCCACGTAATATGAATTGATACCAATTGCCCTTTTAAAGGTTGCTTTAATTTTAATTTATCTAAATCTTTGATAATAGAATTACCTTCACCTATTAAAATCATATATTTATTTGGCAAAATACTATTATTAACATCCTTTATTTTTTGAAATGTTGTTTTAATAATTGGATTATTCAATATTTTTTCTCTTTGCTCTGGATAACATAAAAAAAAGACTAAAAGAGCTATGATTACTAATTTAATATTATATCCTAAAACAGGTAGGGATAATATTAATAATACCCCTAATAAAATTAATTCCGTATTCATCTTTATCTTTAGAAAAGAAAGAATTACTTTTGACCATCCTTCAAAGGTATTTCAACATCTGGTAAATTATAATAAAATTTTAAAAGAGATTTCAAATGAATAATTTGACTTGATGATACTATTTTCATAAGTTCAAAATTTTGTTTGTCCAACATAAAATTTAAAGAATTTATTAAATCTTCTTCCAACACTAAATTAATAGTTCTAACCGGTTTATTTTCAGATTCCATTATTATAAATATAAATGTATTTTATAACACCAATCAATTTTTAGAGACCTAATTTTAACCAACATTCACTTCTTTTTTAACTGATCTAACTTTAGCAACTGGTTTCTCTACAGATTCCTTAGCAGATTCCTCAGTGGGTTCTTTAGTGGGTTCTTCAAGTGTTTTTTTGACGGATTTGCTATTTGGTTTTTTAGTTGAAGCAGGTTTCTTAACTGGAACAGATTTTTCAACAGATTTCTTTGCAGAAGATTTCTTTACTTGCTCTTTTACTTTAGATGTATCTTGAGAAATTACTTTATTTTTCCCTCTTTTTTTTGGTGGTTCAGTGATTTCACTAGAATTTTCTGTAACAGAATCTGATTTATTATTAGTTTGCTCTATATTTTCTGTAGATGTCTTGACGGATTTAGATTTAACTATCGGTTTAACATCAGTATCATTTTTTGGTTTAATAGTTTGAGCAGCTTCATCCCAATCACCAATCCATCTATATAATTTATTTTTTTCTAATACATAAAGATGATTTATATTATCAATAAAATACGGTTTGCCATCAATTGTCTTAGGTTGAATTTGAATCATAACTTGATGATTTTTATTCTTTTTAGCAAGATCTTTACTAGGTTCTTCATCTATTCTACCAGAAGGTCTAGTATATTGATGACTTGCACAGTATTCACTATTTTTTTTTCGTCCTCTAGTGCATCTATCTAGATTGGGTTTCCTAGCAAAACAAAAATTTTCAGGATCAACCGGTCTAATTCTTTTATTTTTTAAAACATCTGAATATGTTGTAGCTAAATCACATTTCCATGATGAAAGTATTTTTTCCAATATTTCTCTTTGATTGATCTTGTATTGATCAGCAACCAAGAATAATACTTTCTGAATTTCCGTTTTGACAATCTGATTTAAATCATCAAGTTTAATATTTATTTCAGTCATCTGATTGATTGATAATGATTAATAATGATTAATAATAATAACAAAAAATAAAAACAAAAATTTTAACAATTCAATTTTTTACTAATTTTACTGAGTTGCACACTGAACTCCTTCACCATTTTCAACAAATTCTTCACCCATACCCATACCCATATGAGATCTTTTCTGATAAAACTCCTCTTCTTGATTTTTTAATGGTACTTCTTCAATAGTTTCCTCTAATTTTTTAACTTCATGTGTTTCTGTAATAGGTGGATTAACTCTAGGGGTTTGAACTTGTCCCAAAACTTGTTTCAAAATATCAATTCTCTTTTTATCCAACGTTTTCGGAAAATCTACTTTAAATTTAATTAATAAATCACCATGCACATCAGGTTGTCCCAACACAGGCATCCCCTCATCAGCAATTTTCATAGTAGTATTAGGTTGTATTGGTTTACCAGTATAGTTTATAACAAATTGTCTTCCATCCAATTGATTAACAACTAACTTGAATCCACATAAAGCTTCCATTAAATTTATATTAACATTCAAAATTAAATCATGATCATTTCTAACTAAATCACATGGATTATACCCCTTAGTTTCCGCTATAATAAACTCTAAATCACCTGGTTGATCCAAATCAGGATTCTGATTTCCTTCACCAGGGATCTGAATTCCTATACCAGGCTTGAAACCAGGTTTAACGGTAATTTTATGTGTTTTATCCACCTTTAATATTCTATCACCACCGCAATATGAACACAAATCCTCTGGTTTAATAACTTGTCCTTTACCTCTACATGTATTACATCTTTCCTCAAATTGTTGCATCATGCCAGGTCCTAATTGTTGTAATCTTGAAATACGTCCACGTCCATTACATTTATCACATCTTCTGATAGCCGATGGATTTGAACTACCTTTACCTTGACATTGAGTACATATTATATCTTGTTTTAGAGTTACTTTTAATTCTTTACCGGTATACATATCAGCTAAACTAACATTAACAGTATGCCGTAATGTTGGTGGTTTCGGCTTTTGTTGTTTTGTTCTCTCAAAAAAACCACGCATACCAGGTCCACCTGGGAAACCATTATTAAATATATTATTGAAGACTTCAAATGGATCCACATCTGAATTATTTAAACCATCTAAACCTTCTTTACCGTCCGCATCATAAATTTGACGCTTCTTTTCATCAGATAAAACCTCATAAGCTTCTCCAATTTTTTGAAAAATCTTCGTCTGTTGATCCAATTTTTCCGGAGGATGTTTATCAGGATGCTCCTTTCTAGCTTTTACACGATACGCTTTCGTAATTTCTTCTTGTGTTGCATCACGTTTAATACCCAATATATCATAATATTCTGTCTCTTTGACACCATTATTTTTTGAGGCAAATCCAAACATATAATTCTTGTTTTAATAGCAATAAATATTCTTAAATGTCTTTACGCATAGACTTAAATAAAATTAACTTCAATTTTATAAGGTAACTTCATTAACTCTTGTCACTATTCAAAATAGACTTTATTTTTTCGTCAACATCCTTATAAATTTTATCTAAATCATTTCTATTTTTCTCTTTTAATTGATCCCAATTTAAATCTAAATCCAACCATTCATTTTTTAAACCATAATCCGATAAAATTACATCCCATACAATTTTATCTTTCTCAAATAATTCCCTTTTCTTCTCCTCCTCCACTAAATTATATAATTCCTTTTTTAACTCCAAACTAACCCTCTCCAAACTATTCAAACACACTAAAATATTCAAAATTAATTCCTGTTTTTCACCAACCCATAGCATACCAAATAATTCCCATATATATAACCCAACACTCTCTAATTCAACAATCTTTTTTTGACTTTCCAAATAAAAATTCAAAAATGTTTGACCATAACGACCACATATTATATTTTCTATATCATATTTCTCTTTTATTCGCGCTAAAATACTTTTATCCATCTCAAAACTTTTAGACCTTTACTTTAAACCTTTATTCTTCTTTATTCTTTTATAAGACGTTTTTTCAACATCAAAATTAACTCACTCATAAAATCTTCTTTCATCCCAATTTCTTTAATTCTCATTTCCAGATCATTAATATATTCATCAAATTTAATTTTTAATTTTTCTGGAGAAGTTTCCAAAGCATAATTATTAAACTCTTTATCAACACCAATATCCAAATAATCATCACTCAACTGGAAAGCCATTCCCAAATCTTCCCCAATCTTTAATAAATTATCAGTCATATATTCCGCATCTACACAAATATTATCCCTTAATAACAAAAAAACACCGATAATAGATAATCTAAATAATGATACTGTTTTATAGTCTGCTATCTTTAATACCCTAGAACCTATAAGAGGTTTCCAAGTTGGATCCAAATCCAATGATTGACCTTTTATTAAATTACTAATTTCTATATTAATTAATTCCTCAATCTGAAGCGATAACGGTGTTATTTTAAAATCACTCAATTCTAATATCATTCTCTTAATAATGACCAATAAATTATACACTATTAAATATGCCTTTTTAACACCATATTTATAATGGAAAGTTAAATTATTACGTCTATATTGATCATTATCCATACTAGGTAAATCATCTATTATTAAAGATGTATTATGAATTAATTCAACAATCAAAGCAAATTTATATATTTTATCTTTCAGGTCAGTATTTTCCCAATCATTCTTCAAAAACTTTGCAATTCCAAAAATTAAAATAGGTCTCAAACGTTTTCCAGATGAACATATTTCACTATATACACCCAATTTATGGTGATTTATAAAAAATTTTTTTAAATATTGATTGAATTTCTCACGATATTCATTCATTAAAATATAATTAGAAATTAGAAAATCTTAACTTGAACTTAAACCTTCACACAAGTCTTAATAATATCATAATATCCATCTGTTTTAATAGTATAAACTTGAATTTTATTAAGATCTGGATCTGTCACACACATTTCAAAAACATTAAAACAATATACATTTATCCCCGTATCAACCGGACTATTATTAAATGTTTGTAATAGAACTACATATGGTCCGATATGTTTCAATAATAATCCAGTATGTCCCAATAAATAATTAGTCTTTATTTTACTTATTACATTAACTACATTATGATTTTTAACCAGATTTTCACTAATATTACTCTCCACTCCAGGTCCAATAATCCTAAACACAATAAATTTGGATTTGACTAATGTTACAATGTGTCCTGTATCCATTAATACACTATCAATACCCTCAATTGCATAATTAATAAATTTGGATTGACTTCCAAATGCTTTTCTATATATTCCAATTGAATCCTCATATTCTGGAATATATATATTATATTTAGATGATTTGTTTTTAGAATTAAGCCGGGTCAATATATTTTTTGAAATGATTTGATCATTTAATCCATATTTTATTGATGATGTCCAATCTGATTCACCAATTACATCAATATATTTGGTAATATTATGGGCTTTTGAACAATCAAAGTTTGTTTGAAAATCGTCTATAGGAATAATTAATTTGATCAAAAATTTACCTGCCCACTGATTTTCATAATCATATGAAACATTATTCTCTAAAATTAACCACTTCGCAATAAATAATACTTCAATAGTATCATTAAAAATATTAATACGACACACCTTAATAAAATCATTCGCCGTTCTATTGTATGAATACAAACTCCTAAATTTTATTACAGTATTTTTATCTATATTTTTAAATCGACGGCCATTATAACGACCCTCCGCGTAATTAACAGTATCAGTCGATCTTGGATCCAATTGCCCATAATACTGAAGTTTTTTATCACCATGCCCTATTTCACGAATAAATTTTAAAATACTATTATCATTATCAAATGCACCATAATCACATGCACATTCTACCATAAATTCTTTTTCTTCATTATCTAGTTTTAATACTATTTTTAAATAATCTTTGTTTCCCACATTTACTATAGAATAATTTACATTCTTATCAAATATCATTTCAACATCTTCATCACTCTCAGCATCATCTACTACTTTTACTTCAGTTGGTGCTACTGTCATTGAATTTAAATCTAATTTTAATGGCTTATTTTTCATATAATCTTTTGAACTACTTAACTCAAAAACTATTTTGCTATCATCCATATCCAATTCATATGCATCTTCATCATCTTGATTCAAAAAATTATCTTTTGTTAGGAGATTTCGTTCAAAAGGAGTTATTTTAATTTTATTGGGCAAAGGAGCCTTTATTTTTTTCCGATAATAAATATTGATTGAATTATTGAATTTGTATTGATGTAAATCAGCAATATATTCTAATGAACCTTCTTGATTTTCACATACATTTAACCAAAATTCAATTGGTAAAAAATGTATACTAGACGACAACGTTTGCATCCATTTAACATTTTTAAAATCATCATTGACAATCTGCAAAAGCATACGTAATCCATGTGTATCTTTAACTAATTTACTCAAATGATAATTTGATGATACTATAGAATTTACTACTTTAATATCGCGAAATGTTTTTGATTCACTCAAAACCCAATTACGACATTCTAAATTATTATCTATCCCAGATTTTATTAATTTTTCCAAATACCCTTCAATTAATCCTGGATTTTTTATTGCTTTGTACCACACATGTAATATAGTAATACCACGATATTCTTTATCTTTTAAATGTTTAATTATAATATTCGAATATGCTTTTGCCATATCATTCAAAATTTTAACGGAAATCAAATAACTCGCTAGTTCAATGTATGGAATAGAATCTGTTATTTTATTGACCTCTAATGATCTATTATATTCAATACCAGCAACTTTATCATATAAAACATTTAGGAGATTTTTAACAACATTAATGGGACTATCCAATGTAATTTTTTTAATTTTATCTTGTTTAACTGATTTCGAATAAAAACTTTCTAGCGATTTTAAATACTCCAATTCATTATTTAAAATTTTAGAATGTCCACCAATCTGACCATCCGGACACACAAAAAGCAAATCACAATCTTTTTGCTCCTCAAAATCTTTTACATATTTTTTAAAATCTATTTCCAATTCATCGCATGACATTGCTATTTTATATACATATATATAGTAAAATCTCAAATCAATTTTTTTTAAAAAAAATATTAATAAAATTATTAATATGGATTGTGTTTAGGGGATTAAGATTAGATTAAGATTTGGATAAAGACAAAATTTCATTTAATTCTTTTAATTGTGTTTGTAGTAATTTTCCAGTTTCTCTGAGATTATCCAAAGTTTTTTGAACTTTTTCAACATTTCTGTTATTAGATTTTAATGTTTCATATAAAGTTTCGGTTGATTCGAGTGATTTTTGGTTAATTGATAACTTATTTTCCAAAGATGTTTTCTTTTTTTCAAAATCTAGTTCACAATCAACTTCAATATCAAAATCTAAATCTCCAACTTTCAACCTAAATGTTTTTTTATCTAAATTTTCAGAACACACATCAAATTTAGTCAATTTATTCATTCCAATCATTTCATTAGAATAATACTTGAATATATCATAAATTTTAGAATTTGGTTTTCCATGTGAATTAAGATTAACACCTAGATGTGGTGTTTTCTGATCAATATTATATGACACTTTAAAATCTCTAATCTTGGTAATAACTTCAAAAATAATATCAAAAATAATATCAAAGTCATCACCGCATGAATCTTGATCACAAAATGTTTCAGATGGATAATCTAATTCCAATAGTAATTTATCTTTACTTTTATCATCCAATTCTAAATAATTTTTAAGATAATCATAAATTTCTTCAGTCACAAATGGTATCAATGGATGAACTAATCTTAATATTTTTTCCAGTATAAACACTAAAACTTGTCCAGTTATAGGATCAGCAATACTAAATTTTTTAAATTCTAAATATCTTGAACAAAATTTGTTATAATAGAAATCATATATAGATGACGACACATCATACAAATTGTAATTGGTAGATAAAATATCATTGACTTTTGTGATTAAAATATCCAACCTAGATAAAATCCAGATATCAATTGGTCCCAGTAAATCTTTATCCAACATCAAACTGAATTTCTGATCTTTTTTCAAATTCAACATTAAATATCTAGCCGAATTCCACAATTTAACACAAAATCCTCGTCCCAAATCAAAATCTTCTATATCAATTTTAGCATCACCACTATATGGGGTTTCCATTAATAATGTATAACGTAAAGAATCAGCTCCTAATTTATCTATAATATCTATTGGATTAATAGAATTTCCTAATGATTTAGACATTTTTTGGTTATCTTTGGTCCTAATAATTCCGTGTAGATAAATTTTTTGAAAAGGTATATCATAATCCATTTCTAGGGACATCATAATCATTCTAATAACCCAGAAAAATAGAATATCTGAACCGGTAACTAGTAGATTAATGGGATATCTTTCTTTTAATTCTTCAGGAGAATCAAAAACACCAAATGACCACAAACAAGATGAAAACCATGTGTCTAACACATCTGAACTTGGTTTTAATATAGATTTACATTTGGGACACATTTTTAACTCTTCTTCATCATTAATCATATTAAAATAATCTATACGACATTGCAAACATTCTGATAAAGGAACATGATGACCCCAAATAATTTGTCTGGAAATACACCAGTCTTTGTCAGTATCATTATCTATATCAGTATTATCATTTAACCAATGTAAATATAATTTGGATTGATGTTCAGGGAATATTTCGATTTTATTGAGAGCTTTTCTAGCTTTTTCTTTCATAGTCTTTAAGGAAAGAAATATTTGTGATGACAAATAAGTCTCTAGGATGGTATTGCATCTGTAACATGTTCCAATAACATTTTTATGAGGCTTGGATTCAATTAATAAGTTTAACAATTTTAATTCTTTGATGACTTCTGTTCTAGCAATAAAACGGTCCATACCTAAAAATTTATCAGGAACATTTTTTAATTTACCATCTGGTGTCATAATAAACTCAAAATCTCTCTTATCTTTCATATTAATCTTATAATCAAGTTCACAGTGAGCTGGAGTTATTTTCACTAACCCAGTTCCGAAATCTAATTTAACCAAATCCGATTCAATTAAAGGAATTTCTTTACCTGTAATAGGGACTATAAGTATTTTATCTTTTAGGAAATCACGTCTAGGGTCAGATGGATGATATGCAACAGCATTATCACCAAAAATAGTTTCTGGTCTTGTTGTAGCAATAATTAAATAATCTTCTGAATCTTTTAGTTGATATTTTAAATAATACATATGACTATTTTGTTCTAACGGTATCACCTCATCATTAGATAAAGCAGTTAAACATTTTGGACACCAATTGACTGGTTTAAAATCCTTATAAATTAATCCTTTGTTCCATAATTCCTTAAAACATTTATTAACGAGTTTATTAAACTTAGGACTTTTAGTGTATTGTTCTTTGGTCCAATCACATGAAAATCCCATTCGTTTCATTTGTGACACAATTATTGCATGATTATCATTTTTGAATTTATCAATTTCATTTAAGAATTCATCTGTCGAAAGAGTATTTGGATTTATACCTGTTTTAAATAGGTTTTTACTAACGACATTTTGAGTAGCAATACCAGCATGATCAGTACCTGGAATCCATAAAACACTTTTTCCTTTCATTTTATTATATCTATAAATTACATCTTGAATAGTACCATTTAAACTGTGACCAATGTGTAATTGTCCAGTCACATTAGGTGGTGGTAAAATTAAAGTAAATGTTTCTAGATTTTCCTCAGAAGATGTCTGTCTAAATAGACATTTTTCTTCCCATTTATTAGACCATTTTTTTTCAATATCGTGATGATTGAATAAACTTTCCATACAAAATTTTAAAAAATTAATAAAATAAATCAATTTTTAAATATCTATTGAAGACGCAAAAAGGATTGATTTACAATATTAAGTTACAAGTATTTATAACTTGAGTTTTCTATTGGTGAATAAACCTGCCCATAACCATACAAATAAAACATATATGAAACCAAAAACAAAGGCTAAAACGGCATGTAATGCACTATTACCCATAATTCTGTAACTAGCTATCGGAACTAATATCCCAAATAAAATTGCAAAAACTACAATAATAATTATTCCATATGTAGTTAAACCATCCATAGCATTTGAGAATTTTTCAGTAGGTTGGGTGTTGTATTTATAAAGAGCAGACAAAACACTTAAGTTAGCTAAACTATCCATCAGTTTTTTTTATATTATATATAAAGATTTTTTTTTTTGAATGATAAAAAAAAATTAAATTATATTACACATATTGACATTTTGAGATTCATCATTTTGTCTAATAGAATCTACACTAGATACACTAGTTATACGAGTATCAATTTTAAATTCTTGAGGTGTCTTAATGGTTTCCTTATTAATATTTTCCTTATTAATGATTTCTTTATTAATGATTTCCTTATTGGATGATTCAGATTGATTAGTTTTTTGCAACCAAATATTTTGATTCATAGCTCTAATTTTAATAGGAATTACATTAAGAACCTTAACTCTAGTATAATCAACTTGAAAAAAACTATCATTACCTACATTTGTCACACATTTTGTAGATAATTTTCGCAATATTACTTTAATTTTATCTAAATTAGAATCATCAGTCATTGTTAATGCAGTTTTATCACTTGACACTGGGACAGCATATTTTTGATCTTTATAACAGTATGCGTTATTAATAGCAAACGGATAATTGCGATTACTATCCGTAAAATCATAACACATTACATCATAATCATGAACTGAACTAGTAGCCTCATGTGCTGTTGGGAAATATATTTGACCCACATCACGGTAAATTATACCAAAACCATCATCTTTAATATTATTAACGGCTTTTGCGACAACATACGCCATATTTTGAGGATACAATGTTTTATCACTAAATGTGGCTTTTCTCATTTCAAAATCAACTGGTAAATCAAAATGATCCCAATTAATTCTTCCAATTAAATCCTCATAAGTTGGTGCAACTGAAATATCATAATTACCAACTCTAACAACAGCAATACTATCTGTCATAGAGTTCGCGTTGGAATACAACATTCCTCTACTTCTACCAAGCATAGCATCAGAAAAAATCAGATACCGATCCATTAATGATTTCCCAACTTCATGAACTGAATTTCTAAAATTTTTAACACTATACTCTGATACAGATACTAAACCAAATTCTGTTTCATTTGTTGGATTAGGAATAGGAACAATCATCAATTGACTCTTTTTATCACCATAATCCACTCCACCATAATTCATATGAGGTGCCACCAATGGTAATTCTGTAACAGGTAAAGCTCCAGAGCCTTTCTTTCCAATCTGTAAATCGTTTGTATATAAAAGTAAAGATGATTTGCGATTATTAAATATAACAGGTACATTAATTAATCTGGTTGAACTAGGTTCAGCTTCTTGAGTCATTATAATACACATTCTTTTAATTCTACTACTATACTAGAATTTATCTGCTATGTTTTTAAATTATTTCTAACTTAATAATATAAATTCACATACTCCAGGATGGACAAAAAATCTTTATCTAAAAAAAAATATCCATAACAAAAGTATCATTATTTACTGATAAATTCACCGTATTTATGGCTTTATTTCCTCTTATATTTTTCTTAATATTATTTGCCGCGGTAGGTATTCCATTAATCCTATATTACACAGGTGTAATTGGTGATAAAAATAATGATGATCCAATTCCTCTTAAATCAACAACTACATATTCTGGAAAGACAAATGATGTATTACCTTTGGCATCAGATACAACAACAACAACAAATCAATTACAGATAAAACCAGTACAATGAAAAATAAAAGATAATATCTGTAAATAATAAAATGGAATTACAAAATAGAATTAAAAAATATCATAATAGATTTCGCGTCCTTGTTATTACCACATCAGACTATAAAAATAAAAAATATTCTGAATGGAAAAAAATATATACTGATAATCAAAAATTATTCCATAAATACTATATCAAACTATTAATCAATAAATCTAGTGAATATCATACTTCTTTTGTTCCTTTCATAGAACTATATGGTTTTGATAGTACACTTAAAAAGAAGTATTTTACTATGAATATCTCAAAAATAATTAAAGATGTAGAATCTATGCCAATGGGTTCGCATATTAAACCTGGTAATCAATCACTTTTTGTTGATTATAATCCAAAAACTACAGTTCATGGTCTTGGTTATAAAGATGCTCAAAAAGCTAAAGAAACAATATCTCTTATTAGAGATAAACCTATTATGTATCAAAAACAGGTTATTAATACAATGATAGGACGTGCTGAAAATCATCCAAATCAAACAACAAATATGAAAAATGCAATTATAGTTTTTAAGGAATATCTTAATAATTTTTTATTGACAAAGACTACGACTAAAAAGACCCACAAAAAACACACCTAGCAACATACTAAGATGATAATTATTTTTCATAGTTTTATAATAATTCATCCATGCTACTCTGGCATCATAATTATTCAAACTAACCACTAATAAATCCTGTTTTGGTGATAGTGTATAATAAAAATACATTACCGTATATGATATAACTACTGTCGAACAAACCATTGCCATCATTGACATTTTACTATCAGATTTCATTGCAAACAAAGCTATCATAGATACTAAAAAACCTAGTGTGAAACCTTGCAAATATATTTTTTTCCTTTCAGATACAATTGACATATATTTGTCAATTTCTTCAGGAGTCAATTTGGAAACCAAATTTTGAGTGAGAGTCTTAGTATCAACCATTAATACCATGTAAATCATAGAAAATAAAAAAACTAGAGATACTGAACAAGATATATAACAAACCATTTATATTTATCACAATATTTATTACAATAATGAGAAAATATTTTTTCGATCAATCAAATATTTTGTTGCTGTAAATACAAAACCACCCCACAAAACATCTATGATTGCCAGTTTAAAATCCCATTCCTTAAAAATAGCACCACATGTAAAATCATATACACCATATACAACTACTCCAAATATAAACGTATCAATGTATGATAAGTCATATTTTATAACAATCATTATAAGCCCTACTATCATCAAAAAATATGCCATCCCCGCTGAATATACATTAAGAACTAATTTCTCCTTTTGTATATCTTTTACTAAAGATTGATATTTACTATTCATAAATAACCAAATCCATGATAAATCTAACAATAATAGAATAAAAATGCCTTTAATAATTTTTAAATTATCCATATTATCTTATTAAATGTATAAGAAAATAATATAATTCTAATATTTTTACTTTTATACACTAGAAAGTTTTTAAAAAATATTATTCTAGATGTTATTAAAACTAGAACAATCTAAAATTTTTACTTTTATACACTAGAAAGTTTTTAAAAAATATTATTCCAGTTACTATTACAACTAGAACAATCTAAAATTTTTACTTTTTTACACTAGAAAGTTTTTAAAAAATATTATTCTAGATGTTATTAAAACTAGAACAATCTAAAATTTTTACTTTTGTGTCCTGGAAAGTTTTTAAAACATATTATTCCAGTTACTATTACAACTAGAACAATCTAAAATTTTTACTTTTGTGTCCTGGAAAGTTTTTAAAAAATATTATTCCAGTTACTATTACAACTAGAACAATCTAAAATTTTTACTTTTTTACACTAGAAAGTTTTTAAAAATATTATTCCAGTTACTATTACAACTGGAACAATCTAAAATTTTTACTTTTTTACACTAGAAAGTTTTTAAAAAATATTATTCTAGATTCAATTACAACTAGAACAATCTAAAATTTTTACTTTTTTACACTAGAAAGTTTTTAAAAATATTATTCCAGTTACTATTACAACTAGAACAATCTAAAATTTTACTTTTGTGTCCTGGAAAGTTTTTAAAACATATTATTCTAGATGTTATTAAAACTAGAACAATCTAAAATTTTTACTTTTGTGTCCTGGAAAGTTTTTAAAACATATTATTCTAGATGTTATTAAAACTAGAACAATCTAAAATTTTTACTTTTGTGTCCTGGAAAGTTTTTAAAAAATATTATTCTAGATTCATTTACTTACAACTAGAACATTCTAAAATTTTTACTTTTGTACACTAGAAAGTTTTTAAAAAATATTATTCCAGTTACTATTACAACTATAACAATCTAAAATTTTTACTTTTTTACACTAGAAAGTTTTTAAAATATATTATTCCAGTTACTATTACAACTGGAACAATCTAAAATTTTTACTTTTGTACACTAGAAAGTTTTTAAAAAATATTATTCTAGATGTTATTAAAACTAGAACAATCTAAAATTTTTACTTTTGTGTCCTGGAAAGTTTTTAAAACATATTATTCTAGATTCATTTACTTACAACTAGAACAATCTAAAATTTTTACTTTTGTGTCCTGGAAAGTTTTTAAAAAATATTATTCTAGATTCAATTACAACTAGAACAATCTAAAATTTTTACTTTGTTTATCTAGAAAGTTTTTAAAAAATATTATTCTAGATTCAATTACAACTAGAACAATCTAAAATTTTTACTTTGTTTATCTAGAAAGTTTTTAAAAAATATTATTCTAGATTCAATTACAACTAGAACAATCTAA